TAGCTAGAAGCTACTGGAGAAAGAGTCATCGTTCCATCACCAAAGCCTGTGGCTACAGCGTGAAGGTCAGTATCAATCTTAGTAGCAAGAGCATAACCAGCATCTTCAGTATAGAACTGACGGAGGCTGTTAAGTGCTTGTACTTCTACAATGTCTTCAATCAGACGTGAATACTCGAAGTGACGGTTAACGTCAATTGCAAGTTCACTTTCAGTGTTAGCAATAATGTTAACAGCAGCGTTCTCAGCCTTTACACTTGCATCAGCACGAGTAGGCTTAGGAATGTGGAGCTTGTCTCCCTTCTTGCCTGTCATTGAAAGCTTCTTTACAAGAGGAACCATCTTGAGGTTCTTCTGGTATGCGGCAATGATTTCATCACTCCAGATTTCTGGAATGAAAGTTGCTGCTTCGGTTTTGCCAGTAATACCCGTGGCGCCGGGATATGGTACAGTAGCCATGTTAATCTCCTAGATTATTTTACACGACCCTCTGAGTATGCTTGTAGAATCTCCTCTGACAAAGCTTGGTATCTCTCTGGGTCTGTTCTCATTAGTTTAATAATGTCGGCCCTGCGATATACTTTTTTACGGGTTGTTTCTGCACTGCCTCGTGCGTTACCTGTATTAGCTGCCTTTAGCTGTTGCTTACGTGCCTGTTTTTCAACTTTGGCAGTTTGCTCTGTTACAACTTTCCGTTCTTTCCAGAGTGAGAAAAGTTCATCAGCAGAATCAGCATCATACTGCTGGTCAGCGGCTACAAATAACTGAGTCCTAATTTTAGAAGCTTTGATCCATTCTGCAAACTTGGGATCACCAAGAATGTCTTGCATATCTGGATGCTTATTACTAAGCTCCGCAAGAGCAGACTGTTTCTTATAGTTAGAAGAATATGCCTCGGCTTCTTTAATCTTAGGATGGTTCTCAATAGCACGATTAACAGCGCCTTGAGGGTCCGTAAAATAGTCAATATCGTCTTCAGGCTCAACAGTTTGTGGTTGAGGTGCTGATTGTTGTGTCTGCGTAGAAATATAATCATCTACGACTTTACGAAGTTCTCCTACCTCACCTGACTGACGACCTAAAAGCTTTTCAGCTTCTTGGTGCATCTGTACAACTTCTTCCAAAGACTTGCCTTGGTATTTATTAGGTAGTGTAGCTTCTTCTTGAGGTTGCTCAACTTCTACTTCTTGTTGAATCTCGTTAACTTCGTTAGTTTCGATCTCGTCCACGTTGTCCTCTTCAGGCTGTGGATCAATCATCATTGCTCTAGACATTATTAAACTCCGTGATTATAATCATTATGGAGATGTTTATTTATTACCTGCTTTTTCGTGTTCCCTAACCCATTTCATGTGCGCTCCGGGGAATGAACCATCGGAACCATTAAGGTGGAAAGACGGGGCAGATACCATTCTTGTAGCGTTAGCGCCACAACCGCACCTACTGGTTGTAGTACCTGACGTTACAAATTCTTCAAAGACATGTCCGTTAGTACAACGGAAGTCATATATTTTATACATCTACAGGATCTTCATCTTCAGCTTCTGCTTGATCGCGTGCAGCCTCGATAGTTCCTTGTAGGTTGATAACAGTAGCAAAAGCAGCAACTTGACCTTTGCGGAAATGTAAGTCTTCCAGATCTTTAACTGTTTGAATATCTGCTAACTGTTGTGCGTTGGTAGAAAGCTCGTTAACGAGTTGTTTGAAACCTTCATGATTAAACAATTCATTGTAATTGTTAAAGTATGTTTCAAGCTCGGGTGTCATAGTTTCCTCTAAAGTTTACTGTATAGTAATATTATACCATACATTTTGTTAAATGTCAAGCTTTTTTTGTAGTCTATCGTCTACGGCCTGATGCTGTTACTGCGTGTTTAATTTTAGCTGGTCCTGTCTTACGTTTTGCAGAAGACTTTTTCTCAGCCTCAGTCATTTTAGCTACGACTGCCTTAGGTCTACAAGAGGGGTACGGACGCGTGGTTTTCTTAGGACCTACTTTTTTTGTAGATTTACGTCCACACTTTTTACCCGTCTTAACGTCTACCCATTCTTCATCAAACCATTTGGTTAAACCTTTCTTTGGTCGTGTAGCGCCTCCTGTAGAAACTTTTTTAGGCATAAGTACCACCGCGTTTCTTGTACTCACGAGTCAACCATGCCGAAGCATACGCAGAAGGCCATACATCAAACTTACGTTTAGCCTCTGCTTTGACTCTAGAATACAAAGCCTTGTTTTTAGGAGTAGGTCCAGACTTCTTAGGTTTTGCTTTAGCTTTGGCCATGTTACTTACTCTTTGGCTTCTTTACTTTTTTCTTTTTACCGCCATACGCATTTCCGTATCCCATGTTCCTCTCCTTACTTTTTACCTTTGTGGACTTTCTGAACTTCAAAGTTAGCTGCCTTAGAAGCTCCTCTGTGTGGTTTGTAACCATCTGCCGGGTCTTTCATCAGCTTATAGTTGCTGCCGCTTTTCATCCAATGATGACCTTTGGGTGCATTAACTTTCATACAATCACCATTTTTTACACGACCAATATCGTGCCGTTAGTTTACTAGGTGGGTTTGTGTCACACTTATGACGCGCTCTGAACGACTTACGACGTGCAGGTTGGTCCTTCTTAATACTCATGTTTTGATCGCCAAAACGTATAGTCTTAACGGTGTCACCTTCCTTGGCAACGACTACAAACTTTTTAGTCTTGTGGCTAGGCGTCCGCTTTGGCTTGTTGTACCTGCTTACTCCTGCTCGTGCTAGTCTTGGGTCCGCTTTTTTGTTTGGCATTTAAAGCCTCCAATTGTTCTTTAAGTTCTTGTATCTCTACCTTTAAAGGCTCTAACATTGTTTCTACTCGTGAAAAAAGTAGTTGTACTTCTTGTTGCGTTAGCATGTTTTATCCTAGCTGTAGTATGGATACCATTCATTAAACTTCTTAACGTATATAAATGTTCTTGAAGTGTCCTGAGTATTCATTGTTATTGTAACACTGCCGTACTGGTCTATATTGTATTGCTCTTCATTAAAGAAAGCGCCAGAGGAAGACAGATTTATATTACCAATAATTTTAATTGTGCTATTGTCTTTTAGCTTTACTAATACTGTTTCTCTGTCTTTAGGCGTAGTGTTTAAAATAATTGTTATGTTGTCTCTGCAATTAAGTATTTCCGTACCTTTTGTTACGTGAGGTCCAGAAGTGTATTGCGAAGCGTCTACGTTGTATTCTGAAACATTATAGAAAGAAGGCTCACCTGATACTAAGATCGGGTCTGCACTCATTAAGTCTGCTCTGGAATAAGGTATGTAGCTCATTAGATTGCCAACCACTCATTAAATTCTTGAATGTATATTAAATGGAAGGTTGTATTTTTATGATCTACTACTAAGCTGGCATAACCAAACTCACCCGTTATGTATTCAGCAATATCGTAATAGTCTGGGTTAACAATATTTATTAGCCCTACAATGTCCACTTGCTCTTCTGTATTGACATTTACTAAAACTGTTTCTCTGTCTTGCGGATACTCTCGTAGATTAATTACACATCCGTTATTAACCTTAAGAATCTCAGAGCCACCGGTTGTATGGTCAGTAGTGACAATCTTAGCTCTAGCATTCTTTAGGTCTGCTCGACTAGCCAAACTACCCATAGATATGTTGTAAACATTAGTAGGCTTTTCTGTATCCTCTGAAAGCTCCTTAACGGACCCTGCATCAACTTCTTCGCCATTGGTTAGGGTAAGTACCAGATGTCCGTCAAAGTCCACTGTAGCGTCTTCTACGCCTACTCCTGCGGCTCCGTCGGCACCATCAACACCATCAGTGCCGTCTTTACCATCCTTACCGTCTTTACCGTTATCTCCTTTGTCTCCTTTAGCGCCCTGCTCACCAGTAGGACCAGCAACACCTGCGTCACCTTTATCGCCCTGTTGTCCACGGATAGCTTCTACTGACTGTATCTTAGACAGTAGTTTATCGTAAATGGCTGTGAGTTTTAAGTCCACGTTCATTCTTGATTAAGACGCTGCATTAGCATTTGTTCAGCTTCACGGGTTTCGTTGTTTCTTGTCTCCTGTTGTTTGCTGCCTTGCTCTTTTGTCTTTACTTCACGTTCTTTAAGCAGTGTTTCTGCTACGCGCATACGACGCTCAAACTCTCTATCGTCCTGATCGCCTTCTTTAAGGTTTCTAGTGATAGCGTTGATTTTATCAATCTCAAGCTCCTGCGGAACAACTTGAGCCTCTGCTGCCAACTTAGCAGCCCGTGCTTGTGACTCTTGAGCCTGAGCAGACAATGCCTGAGTTTGTGATTGCTGAAACTGCATTTGCAACTGTTGTACTTGTTGTTGCATTTGCTGTGCTTGGGGGTTAGGCTGTGATGCTTGTGCCAACGCTGCAAGTAGTTCTTCACGGTTAGACAAGTTCATATTGTCAATAACAGATTGTATTAATGTATTATACAACGGTGAGTCTTTGCCCATAGTCTGAAGCAACTGTACTAACTGAGTAACCTCGTACTCTCTTGCGATAATACCCAGAGTGCTACTAGCGTTAAATTTATAATCAGCCACGGGGTAATTTTCGGGGTCAAATTGCATATACCTATAAGCTGCTTTTTTAACAAAAGGAATTAAGAAAGATTGCTGAAAGTTAATCAGTGTGCGTTTATGACGTTTAATAATAGCGCCAAGAGACATACTAATACCAGCGGCAGTGCTCTCGCCGTTAACCTGACCTGCAATTCCTGCTGAGTCAACGGCTCCTGTTGCTTGTTGTACCATCTGCTGCAAGGCTCCGGCCTGAGCAAAAGTGATTTGATTGACTTGACCAAAGTTAAATGGTTGAAGAACTTCACGGGGATCTCCGTTAGTTAATATCATCTTGCCGGGACGTACTTCAGGCTTTGCACCTCTTGGTAGCCTTGTTGCATCAATCGCCATCATTGGGTGAATGGTAAGGCTTAATGCATCAATACGAGCGCGTAACTCTGTGTCAAGAGCTTTCTGACTGTTATATCCTTTTTCACATACACCACGACCCCAGAAGCGTCCGGGTACTACGTCCCAAGGAAAAGCTACAACAGGACGGTCTTCCATCATGTACGGGTTAGCTTCTGCTTTCAGTAACGTACCACCATTAGCGATTACTACAACGGCCTCTACGTACTTTGAGTCTGGCCCTTCCTCTTCTACCAGCTCTTCTGTATCGTCGCTCACAGCCTCATTTAGAAGCTCTCGTGGCACTAATCCATAATACTTAGTAAGACGTACCTTATCATCGCTGTACATTGTAAGGTCTTGGTCAGGCTCTAAGTCCGTATCAGGAGCAGCATTACCAACATACGTATCACGATAAACACCCTGCTCTTGTAGTAGTTCTACTTGGTGTCGGCTTACAAACTCATCAATAGCTACACCCATAGCGTCTTCAACAGACGTTGCTACAGGATCAATTAAAAAGTTCTGAGGAAGTACAGGCTTAAGTTTAACAACAACACGCTCAGTAATATTAACACCTACTGCTTGAAGATCACCTCCCATAACAGGTTGAGTAGCAGGAACCATCTCTTTCATTTCTTCAATAACAATTTCACCAATGCCTGTACCAAACACTGCTGAGTTAATTAAGCATTCTGCTACGGCCTTACGTACCATACAGTTTTCAAAATCTTCTGTAAGTTTATTACGCAGGAACTGTACGTCTTGCTTGTCCGTATCGCCAAAGTTATCACTAACGTCAAACCACTTACCACGGCCAAACGTCGCCTCTTCTAACTCAGCAACATTAGACTCAACTGCCTGTTGAAGTGCAGGAGAAATAATACGGGAACGCTCAGACCCACGCTGACTGTCAGAAGGATCCCATTGACCACGCCATAATCTATAATATTCTTCAAATTTCTGTTCATAATTGCTTTCGTAGTTATCTCTCCAGTCTTCACATTTAGTTATAACCCAATCTTCTAAGGATTCTTGAATCATTAATGGGTCCGCTTCGTATAAATCAGTCATATTAGTATCCTGCTACTACGTCTAAGATTTCGTGGTCTTCGATTTCATAATCGTAGTCGTAAGCCACATTAGCTACTTGGTCTATGTAAGCTAGAGCATCTACCAAGTCATCGTGAGTTAATGGATCAGGAAACTGAAACAGTTGGTCTAAGAATCTACTATTCCATTCACCTTTGTTTAATGTTATAAAGTTGTTTTCAAATCGTCCTTGCAATGCCCACATAACACGATCAGTTTTCTTTTTGTTACCGTGGGTTAACTCTTCTACCCTAAAGAATAAACCGTAGCGTTTTTGCATATCAAGTAACGGAGACATTACTGCTTGTTTTGCAATACCTCTTTCGATACCCACACTAAGGGGACGGTAATCTCTAACAGCCTGAAATATCTTGGCCGCTGTTTCGTCAAGACTCCATCGTCCATAAATAATATTATCAACAAACCAGCCATGCTCACTAACTTTAACGACGGCAATAGCTGTGTCATCAAGCTTTGAATTCTTGGTACGTTTCTTGTTGACTTCTTCAAAACCAGCCAAGTCAACTGCAATGTAATAGTCTCCTATTTCTGGCTCATCTTCACCAAACGTAACCCAATCTTCCTTGAACATTTCTGACCCACGCGCTTCAAAAGACGCCATAAACTCTTGGCGAAACGCATAAGAAGACATAGACTTCTTAGCAACATCAATTTCGCCCGGGTCCAATAATGGATTGTCATAAGAAGTAAAGTGCCAAGCTTTGTACGTCGGATCATCATCTAACTCCGAATATTTGTATAGTTCATAGAAATGGTTACGACCCATTGGTGTCCCAATGAACATTGCACAGCCTTTTTGGTCGGCTAAGGCAGGTCTCAGAATTTGTTCAAATACGTCAGGTTTCATGTCTGCGTATTCATCTAGAACAAGAAACTTTAACGACACCCCACGCATTGTCTCTGGTCTATCAGCCCCTTTGAGGCTAATGGTTGCTCCATTGACCAGCTTGATTTGTAAATTATTGATGTGACTACCAGAGATAACAGGATTGCCAAGCTCAAGAAGGGTCTGCCACATAATGTCTCGTGCTTGTCCTTGGGTCGGCGCAACATAAAATACATGTCCTCTATCTGCCTGAAGTGCGTTAACTATTAACATCCACGCAGCTAGTCTGGACTTACCTGTCCGTCGTCCCGCTGCAACTATTTTAAATCGAGTTTCGTCTGCCCAGACTTCTTGTTGCCACGGCAGTAGTTCAATATCTAAATCCACTAGTACGTCCACATAACGGGTGTTGTTCCGCGTGTGTCTACGTGTACAAAGTCAGAAGCAACACCAATACCTGTAAATCCTAGCTTAAGAGCAGAGTTGACAAGCTTAAGGCGATCAGCGGCGTTAGTTATTTTTATATCTGCCGCGATCCCTTGGGCATGAGTTCCGGGAACTTCTTTCTTTTTTTCTATAGGGTGCATCGTTGGATGTCGATACCCACTAGTTATAACGAAAGGAAATCCACAGTACGCCCGTAACTCGTCTAGCTTCTCTAAGAACGCCATCTCCATGTTGTTGGTGCCAGTAACCTGACAATCAAACTCTTCACGTTTAAAATGATTAAGACTCATCAACAACCTCGCCTTCTATGATTGTAGGTTCAGGTACTTCTACCGCACCAACACCACTAATGTTGATCTGAATGGCGTTACGTCCACCATCTTTAACAATATCTTTCTCAAATGCAGCAACAGGAAGGATTCTATCCATAACAAGCTTCCAAGCAGCCGCTTGATTCTTATGGTCATGGTCTAATGCAGCGTCAAAGATAGTATCAAGCACCTTTCTGGACTTCGGTGAAGCCAACATCCGTGCTTTGTATTCGTTAATAACAGCAGCGTCACCCTTCGGGCGACCAACAGCGTTGCGACTTCCTTTTTTAACAGAAGAAACATCGTCTTTACGCGGTCTTCCACGTTTCCGTTTAACAGGAACAGTCATATAGCCCTCTTTAAAGACTCTTTAAAGATGCTTGTATGCCTTATAAGTTAAACATTTAATATATATCATATAATATTTATCTTATACAGCGCGGTAAAGAATCTTTAAAGACACAATATACTATTATTGTACCATACTTTTAAACAAATGTCAAGCACTATTTTAAAGTAAGTTAACATTGTCCTTTAAACTGTACCAGCACGGTCCAGATTCTGCACTGCTTAAACCCTTTTGTTATATAGGTTTCTTGTTAGATAACTAGGGGTTATATTAAGGTTCAATTTCACTCTTTTTTGTATCTAGGTGGGATCTCTGTTATTGCCGCCGCAGTCTTCCCCTCCCCCCCCCCCGATCTTTTCAGTCCTTTGCAAA